CGACATGTCCGCCACCGCGCTCACCGTCGTCCAGGGCAGCTACACCATGAACATCCGCGCCGAGTCCTGGCTCGGCGAGACCCTCCTCGCAGACAGCATCCCCATCTCCGACGGCAGCGAGAGCCGAGACCGCAGCCTGGCCGTCCCCGAGCAGATCAGTCTCACCGTGCCCCGCCGAGACCGCGGCTTCGACTGGGATCCGGGCACCGACCCCGCCCATCCGCTCGCCGCATTCGGGCAGATGCTGCGCATCGATTACGGCGTCGACGTCGGCGGCAGCTTCGAATGGGTCAACAGGGGCTGGTTCCTGATCACGGAATCCAGCACCGACGGCGACACCGTGTCCGTCAACTGCCAGGGCCTGCTCACGCTCATCGACGAGGCGTCCCTGATCGCGCCCTTCCAGCCGAGCTCCACCGACACCCTCGCCTCCGTGGTCCGCGGTCTCGTCGAGCCTGCCCTGACCGTCAGCTTCGACGGGGCGCTCATCGACCGGGCCGTCCCGCTCGGCATGCAGTGGGACTCCGACCGCCTCGGCGCCGTCACTGAAGTCCTCACCGCCTGGGGGGCTGCCGAGAGGGTCACCGAGGACGGCTTCCTGCTCATCGAGCCGGTCAGTGACGCCGGGGCATCCGTCCTGTCCATCAGCGACGACCGGGCAACCGGCACCGTTGTCCGCTGGCAGGGCGCCACTACCCGGGACGGCGCGTTCAACTGCGTTGTCGCCCAGGGCGAGGACTCGGCCGGCAATCAGATCCAGGGCATCGTCTACGACGAGGACGGCAACAGCCCCTACCAGTTCGGCGGGAACTTCAACCCGCTGCCGGTCCCCTTCCCCTACCAGTCGTCACTGCTCACCACCGTCGCCCAGTGCCGGACCGCTGCCGCCGCCCAGCTGGATCTTCTGCGCAGGCAGGCATTCCGGCGCCTCGACGTCACCATGGTCCCGCACCCGGGCCTCGTAACCGGCGACATCGTCACCGTCACCGGCGCCGGCCTGACGAACGCGCGCTGCGCGATCGAGTCACTGAGCCTGCCCTACTCGCCGGGCGAGCAGAGCCTGACCGTTCGAGTGCTGTAGGAGGTGCAGTGGCCGACTTCGCCGACACCCGGGTCTCCCTCGCCGGGAAGGGCATGGTGCGCGGCACCGCGCTGACCGCAGCCGCCTCTAACTGCTGCCTCGTGACTGTCGGCGGGATCACGGTCACCGCCCGGGTTGCGGTCGGGCTCACCGTGGCCGCGGGCAATATCGTGCTGATGGCCCGGCTCGGCAGCCTCTACTACGTGGTCATCGTCGTCCCGGTCGCGCCGACGTCGACCCCGGCTACACCGCCGCCACCAGACGCGCCGCCAGTGGACACGGGCGACAAGCCGCCCACGCCGCGGCCGTCAACGACAACCGGCACGCTGACCTGCGTGCCGGTGGCGACAGCCTGCTACCGGAATAGCTCCTGGCGCTCCGACGGCAACCCGGCCAACTCATTCGACCTTTACCAAGGCCGCTACAGCGGCAGCAGTTACGGCCGCAACACCGGCGCCGCGTTCTACGGCTCCAAACCGCACACCCTCTCCGGGGCCACCTGCACCAAGGTGACGGTGAAGATCAAGCGCCTGTCCGCCGGTGACTTCGCAGCCCGCTCCGCGACCCTGCGGCTCGTCTCCCAGACCAGCCGCCCCGGCGGAGCCCCCACCCTCAACGAGACCACGTCCGGCCCCAGCCTGGCGATCAACACCTCGACGACGTTCACCCTCCCGACCTCCTGGGGCCAGGCCCTCATCGACGGCACCCGCGGAGGCATCGCCATCGCCATATCCAGCGACGACCCGTACATCCGCTTCGCGGGCCGCAACTCCTGGTCCGCGGCCATGACCCTGACGCTCTCCTGGAGGCGATGAATGACCGCGAACACCTCCAAGGGCATCACCTATCCGCAGAACACAGACAACACGCGCATCTGGGAGCTGATGCAGTCCCTCGCGACGACCGCCGACGCGATCATTATCGGCAACAAGGACGTGCAGACCTTCACCGCGAGCGGCACCTGGACCAAGCCGAGCGGGGCGATCCTGGTCATCGTCGAGGTCGTCGGAGCAGGAGGCGGCTCAGGGGGAGTGGCAACCACCGGCGCCAGCCAAGGATCATGCTCGGCCGGCGGCGGGGGCGGCGAGTACGCGCGCGGCACGTACAAGGCATCCACTCTCGGTGCAAGCGTCGCCGTCACCATCGGGGCAGGCGGAACCGCGGCGACGGCGGGCAACAACACTGGCGGAACTGGCGGTACCAGCTCTTTCGGGGCCACGATCACGGCGCTGGGCGGCACCGGCGGGGGCGGCATGGCTGCGACATCGACAACCGACGTGGCCGCCGGAGGAAGCGGCGGCACGGGCGGCACCGGCGGCGACATCCGCATCGTCGGCGGCGCCGGCGGCCACGGGGCGGTGCTCACTGGAACCGCGATCAAGATGAACACCGGCGGTGGCTCCCAGCTCAGCACCCCGGTCCAGCCGAGCGCCTCCATCTCCGGCCAGCGCGTGGGCACCACCGGCCACGCCTACGGCGGCGGCGCCTCCGGATCCTCCAACGGACAGTCAGTGTCCGCGACCGCCGGCGCGGCAGGCGCCGACGGCGTCGTCGTTGTCACCACCTACACGGCCTGAGAGGCAGTCACGTGATCACATCCGCTTCCGACCTGACCCTCGCCGGCCTGTACGCCACGACCGAGGTCCCGGCCAAGACCCTGCCCATCGGCACCGGGCCTGGGCAGGGGTACCGGACGCTGCTGCGCGTCGTCGTGCCGGTCGCGGCGGGAGACGTGCTGGACATCGTGGGCCGTGCGCGAGTCACCAATGACACGTCTCCGGCGTACACCGTGGGGGTCGGCTACCACCTGTGGATGTACGACGCCGATGACGGCCTCGGCAGCAGTGGCCCCTGGACGCAGATCAGCAGCCTCTGCGGCGACAACGTCGACCACGTCAGACACCACATGCCGCTGCTCACCGACACCGTCTACACGGTCCCCGCCGACTGGCCGACCGGACATCGCATGACGGTCGTTCTCCGCGGTGACGCCATGTCCACCGCCGCCGACGGGCAGTCCATCACCGTCGACCAGGCCTACGGGCAGCTCACCGTCCGGCGGTACCAGCCCGCCGCCTGACCGGCACCTCAACCCGCCGCCCGAGCCGTCGGCCGGGGACTTCTCCATGCACGAAAAGGGGGCCTCATGGCCAAGACGGGCCCGCAGCGTTACCCGGGCGCCTCGACCGCGTACTGGTACCAGACGCAGTACGGCGGCGACTCCATGGAGTCGAACGTGGTGTGCTGGCACACCACCGAAGGAACGTCTCTCCCCAGCTATGCGGGTGGGGCGGAGGCGCCGAACTTCACGGCCAAGCCGGACTTCGCAGCCGAGCGGCTCGTCTGGTACCAGCACTTCGACTTCGACACCTCCAGCCGGGCCCTGGTGAATCTGGCGGGCGGCGTGGAGACGAACACGCTGAACGTGTGCCAGGTCGAGATCGTCGGCACCTGCGACCCGGGCACGCACGAGAAGTGGAGGGCGGCCGGGTACGCGCACCTCTTCACGCCGGAGCTGCCGGACTGGGCGATCCGCGACCTGGCCGCCTTCGCGGAGTGGGCCCACGACAACCACGGGGTGCCCCTCACGAGCGACGTCACGTTCAAGGCGTACCCGGGTAGCTACGGCACCAGCAACGGCGTGCGCATGTCCGCCACCAAGTGGCAGTCCTTCACCGGGCACTGCGGCCATCAGCACGTCCCCGAAAACCTCCACGGCGATCCGGGCCTGCTTCCGATGGCCGCCATCCTCACCGCCGCCACGGGCGGCACGACCCCGTCCCAGGAGGACGACGTGGCCCTGACCGCCGACGACATCGCCAAGGTCGCGGCAGCCGTGTACGCGAAGCTGCTGAAGACCGACGACATGCTCACCGCTCCCGCGGACGCCTCCGACTACGCGACGAACAAGTACTGGACGTGGCAGACCCACATCCAGGACGTCACCACCCGTGTGCGCGACCTCGGCAAGAAGGTCGACGGGCTGCCCAAGGTCGAGCTGACGGACTCGCAGGTCGCCACTCTGGCCGCCGCGGTCGCCGCGAACCCGGCGCTCGCCGAGCGGATCGCGGAACTGGTCGCCAGCAAGCTCGCCGCACGGCTCGCCCAGTGAGCCACGGCGACGCCCTCAACGCCGCCTACCGGGAACGCGCGCACCTGGTAGCGCACCTCGCTGCTTCGTTCCCGTCAACGATCGGCCACCACGACCGGGACGAGCCTGACTGGGCGGTCGTCACCATCGACCTCCCGACCGGCCAGGTCTCCTGGCACGTCTCCCCGCACGACATGGACCTCTTCGAGCAGACGCCTCGCTCCGAGATCAACACCTGGGACGGGCACAGCACGGAAGAGAAGTACGCGCGTCTGGACGCGCACACCCGCGCACTCGCGCAGAAGGAAGGCTGACCATGCACCCCACCGATGCACAGCTGTGGGCCGCGGCCCTCGGCTACCTGCTGCCGCTCGCCATCGCGATCGTTGCGCAGCCCCGCTGGACCGGAGCGGTAAAGGGCCTCCTCATGCTCGCCGTCGCCGTCCTCGACGGTGTCGGCACCGCCTACTTCAACGGCGAGTTCAGCGGCAAGTCCATCGTCACCTGCATGCTCGTCGCAGCAGTCGCCATCGGCGCCGCATACCACCTGCTGTGGAGGCCGTCCGGGATCGCGCCTGGCATCGAGCGGGCCACCTCGACTGGCGGAACCGCGCCGGCGAGTACCCCTCAGGGCGTGTAGGTGCCGCGCCGTATCGTCCGGCGGCTGGGCAGGCTGCTCGGCCGCCGCGGCGCGATCCTCCTCAGCTACGGGACGGTCTGGGCCTTGTACGGATACGGCCAGCTCATCTCCCCGCAGCCCGACCAACGCGGCCTCGAACCACTCCTACACACGGTGCCCCTCGAAGTGTGGGCCTGGCTGTGGGTGGCGACAGGCTTAGTCGCCATCGCCTCGGCATGGCTACCGCAGGGCCGCGACTGGGTCGGCTTCCTCGCACTCCCCGCCATCGTCCTTCCCTGGATGGGCTCCTACCTCATCTCATGGATCCTGGGCGACTTCCCCAGGGGGTGGATAGCGGCCCTGGTCTGGGGAGTGATCGCCGTGCCGGTGAGTGTGGTTGCCGGATGGCAGGAGCCTCCCCGGGTGAAGAGAGTGAGCTCGGTATGACGGTGGACACCTGGGTACAGGCCGGGCTGGCACTGGTCGGCGCGGGCGGCGGGATCGTCGCCGCCCGGTCGGCGCGGAGAACGAAGCGCCAAGAGAGCCGGGACGACTTCCTGGCCGTCACCGAGCAGCAGGGCAAGGCGATCGAACGCCTGGAGACCCGCGTTCAACGCCAGGAGAACGAAGCAGAGAAACAGCGACAGAGGATCGGCGACCAGGACGAAGCCATCAGCTGGCTGCTACATCGGGTCCGCTCGCTCGTGTCCCACATCAAGAAGGCCGGCATGGAACCGCCGCAGGCTGAGCCGATGTCCGAGCCGGCCGCCCGCTACATCCGCAACATCGACGCGTGAGAACTGGAGTGCGGCCGATGGACGAAGACCCCGAGCCGTTCTGGTTGTCGCCGCGCCCGTTCCTCGAACCCGACTGGCCGCCCGACGACGAAGACTGACGACGCCCCCGCCCTGCTGCCAACTGGCAGCGGGCGGGGGCGCCTCGTTGTCTGCTCGGCCGTCGTCCACGTGGCTGCTGGCAGACTGGACAACCTGCCCCTTACCTGCCAAGCCCCGAGGAGGGGCAATGCCCTCACTGGACATCACGAAACTCGCTCAAGCATTGCAGCGGCTGCTCGACGAACACTACGGC